AGGCGGTGCGTTCCTGATTAATTATCAGATTGGATAACTCATGAGCCTTATGCGAGACCTGCTAGGGGCGTTTATGCCACACTTCCAGTCGCGAAGAAGCGTCGGCAGTTTAGCGGCTAACAATGCAGAGCTAGTACATGACGTAGACGGAGACGCCAGCGCGGTTATTTACATCAACGGTACGGGCACGGCTAACGCCACTTACACCGTAGAAGCGTCACCCGACGGCACAAATTTCTTCCCTCTGGTGACTTACCCTTACTCCCCAGCGAGCGTGGGCGGTACACTGCCTCAGCCGGGACAACCCTTGTTCACAGAAGCGGTCAACGTAGTAGCTGTCAGCCGCATGTTGTGCGCGGCCGTTGGTGGAATGCGTAAAATCCGGGTACGCCTCACCCCGTACACCAGCGGAACGTTCAATGTAACGATAAACAGCGATGACTGCCCCAGCATCAGCCCTTACGTGCGAGACCAGAAGGCCGCTACACTAATGGTGACAGCTACAGGAGCGGCCAGCGCGGCCGTCACAGCTACTTTACCGGCTGTGGCGGGTCTGCGGCACTACATTGACACCATCTTAGTGTCCAGAAATTCTTCAGCCGCGCTCACAGCTGGAGCAGCCCCTGTAGTGGTGACCACAACGAATTTACCCGGTTTACCGGCTCTGTCTTTCGGAGCGGACGCGGCTGCACAGGGCGTTGACAAACTGCTGGAGTTAGACTTTGGAGGAGCTGGTATTTCGGCTCTGCTCGCGGGTACAGCTACTACCGTCGTTTGTCCGGTTTTGACCGGAGCTATCTGGCGCGTCAATGTAGTTTACAGACTGGGGTTGTAGCATGGTTGTAAAAGCAGAAAACCGCTGGCAAATAGATAAGCACATTCCTGTGGCGTTCATACTTGCGTTCCTAGTGCAGGGTATCGCGGCTGTATGGTGGTTCTCAGGCTTGCAATACAAACTGCAAGACCACGAACGCAGAATCACCAACGCGGAGACAACCCGCATTTCTGAGCGCATGGCTGTAGTGGAAGCGCAGTTGCGTGACAGCCGGGAAATTCAGCTTGAAATGAACCGCAAACTGGACAAGCTAGTTGGAGGAAGTCGCCAGTGAACCCTCTAATACTGGATTATTTCGGTGCGGAAGAGGCTATCGTAGAGCGCCTACGGGAGTCTATCCCTGAGCTTAAAGACGTGCTCACGCCGTTCAGCATAGGGGACATGCTAGAGAGCTCCCAGCCTTCACCGTGCGTACACGTCATTTACGGCGGTGACGTCTTACCGGCTGTGGAGGCAGGTAAGGGTGAGGCTAGGGGAGTAGGCCAGCGCTGGCTAGTGGTGTTGGCTGTGCGTACACCTAAAGCTCAGTTACAGAAAACATCAGAAATCCGCAAAATCGCGGGGGCTACAATCCCTAAGATATTGCAAGCTCTACAGGGTTGGAAGCCTGTAGAGTGGATGCGACCTCTGGGTCGTGTAAGCGGTCCAGCGGCGGGGTACTCCTCTTCATTCGCTTACTTCCCCTTCATGTTCGAAGGTCGTATCTTAACTTAAAGGAAATATCAAATGTCATACTTCTCAGGACAAGGCAAAGTATTCGTAGCTCCGTTGGTCAACGGCGTACCCGGTCAGTTTCGTTGGCTAGGTAACGTACCTGACTTCAAACCGACTTTTGACACGTCAAAGCTGGAGCATAAAGAATCGTACACCGGCCAGCGCTTGCTGGACAAAGTTATCACTACGGAAAACAAATCAAAAATTTCAGCTGAGCTGGAAGACTGGTCTAAAGAGAACGTGGCATTGGCTGTACGAGGCTCTGTGTCCAACGGCACAGCGGGCACGGTTACGGCTGGCGACCCAGAAGTTTCTCCGACTGCACTGGTCGCAGGTTCTATTTGGGCGCTAAAGCACCCTAAAGTGTCAGCGTTGACAATCAAGGACAGCGCTGGTACACCAGCTACGGTAGATGTTGGCGATTACGTCTTAGACCCCGATTTCGGCACGGTGCAAGTCGTCGACGTTACAGGGTACGTTCTACCTTTCACAGCGGCGTACACTTACGCGGCCGTGGAAAGCGTGGCATTCTTCACCGAAGGTATCAAAGAAGTCGCTCTGCGATTTGAGGGCGTCAACACGGCGGACAGTAACCGCAAGGTGTTGGCCGAAATTTACCGCGTGGCACTTGACCCGACGAAAGAATTGGGCTTGATTTCTGACGACTACGGTAAGTTCTCCCTAGAGGGCAACGCTCTGGTTGACCCTACTAAGCCGGCCAACGACTTGGTATTCGGTCAATTCGGACGTTTGGTTTACCTGTAATCAACCTAATAGTGCAGCGGGGTGTTAAGCACCCTGTTGTCACTCTGGAGACAACACTTTGAACACACAACCAAACAGCGTACTAGGCGGAGAAGCCACGGTACGCATAGGCGACACAGTCATAATCGTGCGTGAAGTCACAATGAAGGATTTGCAGGCTTTCACGGCCGCTTGTTCTCCATTCTTGAGCGCATTTGACGAAGCCGGGGCGCTAGCCGTACGTGACGGTAAACAGCCGGACGACTTTGCGCTGTTCCGTGTGCTGTCAGAAAATGGACCGGCTTTCATGCAAGCGGCCGCGCTGGTGAGCAACGCTCCAGTAGAGTATTACGAGCGACTGAAGCCCGACCAGTTCTTTGAAGTGGCCGCAAAAGTGGTGGAGGTGAACGGAGATTTTTTCGTCCGCGCCCTAGCCCCGGCTCTAATACGGTTCGCACGGGGCGTAAGTCAAATTGGTTTGATGCTGTCGGAAGGCTCATCGCAGCCGGTCACGGCTCAAGACGCGACATCCTTAGCTACGAGCTTAGCGTCTTCAACGGCTTCCTGACAGCCCTCAGCCATGAAGAAACCCGTAAAATGCGCACTCTAGCCAGCGTCATAAAAGTAGCCGCTACTGGCGACAAGAAATCTTACGACGCCTTATGGAAGGAGCTTGGCAGTGAGTAACGGAACTCTTAAATTCTCAGTGGTTTTGGAGGCCGTCACTCAAGCCTTTAACTCGGCCATTAACCAGTCTAAGTCCTCGTATTCAGCGGCTACAGCCTCCATACGTAAAGACTCTGCAGATTTAGGCGCAGCCACAGGAGCAGCCGCTTCAAAAACGCGGGCTATATACGACAGCCTTAATGTAAAGCCTGGGAGCGCTCTACGCGATGAAATAGCGGCCATTACACGCCAGCTTTCCCAATTCCGGAGCAGCACTGGCAACCCAGCGGCTGAAGTAGACCGAGTCACAGCGGCTGCGAGGGCAAGAATTTCTGAACTTCGAAACGAGCTCAACGGTATAACACCGTCGGCTAACAGCGCGGGTTCAAGTATCAAAGGCATGGGGGCTTCCTTACTGGGTCTGGTTGGGGTTACGGCGGGGCTTGCGGGTGTAGCGGCCGGCTTGAAGGCGATTGTGGACACTACAATCAAATTCGAAACTGTCAATAAGCAGCTGGAATTTGCAGTGGGAAGCGCAGCCCGTGCGGGTGAGGAATTTGAATTCGTACGTAGAACAGCCACAGCGTTAGGGTTGGATTTGATTTCAGCGGCTGAAGGTTACGCTAAGCTTGCGGCCGCGACCAAAGGCACAACCCTAGAGGGAAAAGCCACCAGAGACGTATTCTTGGGTGTATCTCAAGCGGCCGCGACTATGGGGCTTAGCGCAGCAGAGTCCAATGGGGTGTTCCTAGCTCTAGCCCAAATAGCGGGTAAGGGTAAAGTCAGTATGGAAGAGCTGCGCGGACAGCTTGGTGAGCGCTTACCGCCCGCCATGAAAATCGCAGCCGATTCTATGGGCGTGACGGTTGAGCGCCTGAATAAGCTGGTGGAAGCCGGGCTGGACTCCACAGAATTCCTAGAGGCTTTTGGTCCAGCGCTGCAGAAAGCCTTCTCGGCTGACGCGGCTAAGAACGCGACGACTTTGCAAGGGCGCTTGAACTTGTTGAAGAACGAGTTCAGACTTCTCTTGAAGGAGCTTGGGGAAGCAGGTGTAGGGGCAGGTGTAGCAAACGTGTTTAACGAGCTTTCTGGGTCTGTTTCTAGAATTCGTGAAATCCTTAAAACCCTAGACCCGAAAACCGTAGACGCCGTCCACGCGGCCTTCCAGCAGCTGTACGGCACTTCTAAAGAGGTGTTCAACACACTGCTCAGCGCTATCGGAGATGTATCCACTGTGCTGGACACGTTCACTGAATTAGTCACGGGTGCTGTAGGCGCATTCACTGGATTCTCAGGTGCAGAGGAGCAGGTCGGCTTCTTCACTCGTGTATTGCAAGGCGTGAGCGTCACACTGGGGGCAATAGCCGACGGAGTGTACACAATACGTATAGCGTTCACGGCCGTGACCGGGGTAGTGCAGGAGTTTTTTGGACAGATAGCACTAGGGTTGAGCAAAGTGACGTTCGGCAGTGTGTCCACCGAGCTGGAGCAGCTAGCTGCTAGGCTGGGTAAAGCGGGCGAAGAGTCGCTGGGTAAAGCTGGGAAATTGGCAGAGGATTTCAAATCACAAACTGTCGCAGCCATGGACAGAGCTGTACAGGCCAGCCAAGACGCGGCCGTAAAATCATCAGCTGCGCACGTAGACGGCGCTGCTAAATCAGCGGCTGCTCAAGCTGGTATAGCCTCAGCGGCCACAGCAGCCGGGGTGCAACTAGCTGCATCGGCACAGAATTCGGTTAAAGAGCTACAATACATTGGCGACAAGGCCGCAACCATAGCGACCCTCGTCAGCAACTCAGGGTTGAAAGCTGCAGACGGCTTGGCGACTATAGGTGAAGCGGCTACGTTGGCTAAGCAGAAGATAGACGTGTTCTCTGGTGTTGGCGGTACGGCCATTGTGAACATGGCTAACGCGGTGAACGAGACCAAGAAGGCGTTCACTGACCTTGCTAAAGACGTTGGAGTGCAGTTACCCGCCGTTGCGGAGACCACCACACAGCTTGGACTAGCGTTAGCCACAGTAGCGGCTAAGAACAAAGAAGTGGCAGCTGGCATCGCTAAAGAGCTCCCAGACGCTATCAGCAAACTGAACGCGGCGGATTTGAAGGAGTTCCAAACGTCGTTCATAGGAGGGTTAGAACGAGCAGGGGCTTCAGCAGATTACGTCAAGGAGCGAGTGCTTGACTTCGCCACGGCCGCTACGAAAGCGCTAGGGTCGGACATCACGGCGTCTATGACCGTGCTTTCAGCTAAGTTCAAAGAAAACGAGAAGTCACTACTAGACCTGTCATCGAATTTTGACAAGCTGAAGAGTGCAGGAGTGGACGCCGGTAAGGCTTTGGGGGATAGTCTGACCGCCATGCTGGCTAAAGCTCGCAATCCGGTCGAGGTGGAAGAGTTAATCAAGCTTTGGCAGCAACTGGGCAGCGAAGGTAAAATCAGCGGTAAGGCTATGGCTGACGGCTTGACGGCCGCTAAGGCTAAGTTGGACGAACTCAAGCCGGGCATAAACAGTTTGGCAGAAGCGTTTAAGACGTTTGGACTGACCACTAAAGAGGAGTCAGCTAAGCTGGCTGAGACTTACAAAGTGGCTTTCGACAAAATATCAGCAAGCGGTCAAGCCACTACAGCGCAGCTTCAACAGGCGTTCCAAACGTACGCAGATGCAGCCATAGCGGCCAACGGTGGTGTAGTTAGCGAATTCTTGCGGGCAGAAGCCGAAGCCCGTGGACTGCAGATACGCGTTGATGAGACAGGCCGCGCTATCGTAGAGGCTATGGGTACAGCGGCAGCGTCGACGAAAAGTCTGGCTGACGGATTCAAAAGCGTAGGTGACGCGGCTGTTAGCGCTAGTGAACGGGCTAACGCGGCGCTAGAAAGGCAAATCTCTGCTCAAGAGAAAGCCATAGACTTAGCCAAGCGTCAGGTAGAGCTGGAAAACAAACGCAAAGGCGTGGACTCTCAAGGCTTCTCAGTAGACGCTAGCGGCAACAGAATAACCCAGTCTATAGACACGAGAGAGTCTGTGTTCCGTAACGCTAAAGCTCAAGGCTTGACGGATGAACAGGCCACAGCCATAAGCAAGCGTTTTATAAGCGACCAAGGTCAGGCTCAAGGTTACGGTCAAGCGGACTCTCGCAGAGGGGAAAACTTCGGCACTGAGTTGCAGAAAGCTATCGAGGAACTTCTAAGAAGCAACCGTGCAGCAGCCGCTAACGAAGAGCGCAAAGCCAAAGAACTGTCCAACAACCCTGTAGCTAAGAGCGCCGAGAAATATCTTTCAGGAGTCGCTAGCGAAGCAGCTTCACCTTCACGTATTAACCCCACAGGTGCTCCCAGAGCGGCTTCGCGAGCAGCGGCTATGGTGGGAACGACGGACGGTAAAACTGTCAACGTCAACTTTACACTAGGTGGACAGACCGTACGAAGCAGCATAGCGGCTTCCGACGAGACTGCGCTGCTTAGCATCTTACAACGGGCTAAAGGGGTGTCCTCATGAGACTTGTAGACCAGACCACTTTGGCAGAAGTGCAGCTTCCAAACGATTTGATGTGGACTGACGAGCTAGCCTGGACTCCAGTCGTCGGCACCAACACCCACACGCTTACAGGGGCGCTAATTATAGAGCAGGGAGTGCGATTAGCGGGCAGACCCTTCACTATGCAGTGTGACCCAGATTTAGGCTGGGTAACTAGACAGACCGTGCAAACCCTGCTCGCGTGGGCGGGAATCACTGGTCGTAAATTCACACTTGTGTTACAATACCCCAGTGATACAAGGCAGTTCACCGTAGCTTTTGACCACAGCCAAGACCCCGTAGCCGCACGGCCGGTCAAAGGGTTTCCGGGGCATGAGCTTACAGATTACTTCCACCTTGCATTGAAATTTATAGAGGTACTTACATGACTATTGGACAAGGTGACATCAAGCTGCTCAAGTCGCAGGTCAATTTAGACACCAGCGACGGCGGAGGAGCTATGACCTCTGTTGAGGTTGTCGACGGCCTGAGCAACAATCTGTTCGCAGATATATCCGAGCTAGACCGCACTTACGGCCGCGTGGCCTTGCGCAAGACCTTCCCAGCTGTGGACACCCTGAACGTTGACAGCTATTACGGCGCTCACGCCATTATCAGCCGCTTACCAGCCGACCCTAAAATCAGCGTCAGCCTGTTTAGCACTAAGAACTGGTTTGACCGTCGCGATGCAGCCCGCAATAACATCGAAAGCTACCTAGCGCGGGGTCCAAAGTGGAGCGGGCATTTATTGGAAACCCAGTTGTCAGGACAGCGAGCGATTCAACTGGTCATGCGTAGCTCAGAGACCGAACCTCTGGTAGGTCAGGGGCTTACTATGGT